TACAATACCAAAACTTATCGTGGAAATCCAATCTTTTCCGAAACGAATACTTACCATATTTTCAAAGAAGGGTCAGAGGAAATCGGAAAACACCCAGAATTTCAACAGTACAGAGGAAAACTCGACCTTATCTTTACTTCACCACCTTATTTCAACAGAGAGGCGTATAGCGAAGACAAAACTCAGTCGTACAAAAAATATGGGTCATCCTACGAATCTTGGAGAGATGGATTCCTCAGAGGAACACTAGAAACTTGTGTTGAATATTTAAAACCAGACAGGTATTTGCTATGGAACATAGCCGATTTAAAGATAGGTAAAAACTTCTTACCACTTGAACAAGATTCAAGAGATATTCTCGAATCTTTAGGAATGGAATATTGCTATACACTTAAAATGGCGATGGAGTCAATGCCCGGCCAAAATAGATTGGACGAGAATGGCGTTCCAATGTGCAAAAACTTCTGCAAAGTAAATGGCAAGTATATGAAGTATGAACCTGTATTTGTTTTCAGAAAATTGTCTTGACAAATTGATTTTTTATGTCATACTATAAATTATGATTTTACTAGATACAAACCAAACAATGATTGCAACCCTCTTTTCTATGTACAAGAAAAATGAGTTGGTCAATGTAACCGAAGATGATATCCGCAAAGCAACTTTGCTTGGTATTAGCCGATTTAATAATCAATTCAAAGACAAGTATGGTGAAATAGTTTTGTGCTATGACACTGGTAACTACTGGCGGAAAGATATATTCCCAGAATATAAAGCAAGTAGAAAGAAAGCACAGAAAAGTGATGGTGTAGATTGGGGAAGAATCTATGGTTACTTTGGAACTGTTCGGGAAGAAATTAAGGAAGTATTTCCGTTTAAATCGATGTACTTAAATCATCTTGAAGCAGATGATATTATTTCTGTGTTGGTGGAGAATTTATATGATAAGGAAAATATACTCATCGTATCGTCCGACAAAGATTTCCAACAACTGCAACGATTCCCTAATGTTCAACAATACAGTCCCAATAAAAAGAGTATGATTGTGTGCGAAGACCCAGAAGCATTTCTTGTAGAACATATGGTCAAGGGTGATGTATCTGATGGTATTCCCAATGTATTGTCCGATGACGATACCTTCATAGACCCAGACAAAAAGCAAACCACAATGACCAAGAAACGACTGAACGAAGCAATAGGACAGTATACATCGGGTGCATTAAATTTTAATGAAACACAAGTTAAATATATCAGGAATTGGATTAGAAATAAAACAATGATTGATATGAAAGAAATCCCACAAGAACATAAAGACAGAATACTTGATGAGTGGGTAAAACCAATGGTTGGTGATAACTCACAAGTATTTGATTATATGGTCGGTAATCGACTAGGAGATATGGTAGACATTGTAATATGAAGCGGTCAAATAACAACAATAAAGGTGGAGATAATAAAAAACGATATTGTGGTAGTGGAAAAGCAAAAAAAACCAAAAAAAGAAAATTACGACACAAAGATAAACGAGCAATTAAAGATATGATTGATAATGTCGAACCAGATGAATATGACAAATATTCTGATTATATAGGATGGGATAATGATTGACAAGAGAAGCCCCTATGATACAATTACAATACATAAACCCAAACAACGGAGAATATTATGACAACAGCAACAACAAATAAAATGAACATTTCAACCGAAACACTTGATTTACTTAAAAACTTTTCAAGTATTAATTCAAATATACTTGTAAAAGAAGGAAACCGAATTCGTACTATTTCAAACTATAAGAATGTTTTAGCAGAAGCAACTGTTTCGGAAACCTTCGATACAGAGTTTGGTATTTGGGATTTGACGAAATTTCTCGGCACGGTATCTCTTTTTGATTCGCCAACATTTGAATTTGGTGAACGAGCAGTTACTGTTTCTGGAAATAATGGTGCAGAAGTTGTTTATTATTATTGTGAACCAAAACTTCTTACAACGGTTACCAAAGAAATCAAAATGCCTGATGCAGTGGTGAACTGTGAACTTCTTGAATATGATTTCAAGGAAATTCAAAAATCTGCATCGGTATTACAACTACCAGACCTAAAGATTTCATCAGAGGGTGATAAGGTAATCCTCACTGTACAAGACCGCAAAGACCCATCATCTAATACATATTCAATGGAAATTGGTGACCATACCGAAGACAGTACATTTGAATTCTTCTTTAAGATGGAGAATCTGAAAATGTTGACAGGTGATTATGATGTTGAGATTTGTCAAAACAGTGTTGCTTGTTTCACAAATAAGAACATTGATTTGAAGTATTGGATTGCAATGGAGCCGGACTCAAACTATAACGGATGATGATGACTTTAACAGAAAATAAATCTTATCTCTGGACGGAAAAATACCGACCAAAATCAATCGAAGAATGTATCTTACCCGAACGGATTAAGAAAACATTCCAAGATATGATTGATTCTGGAGAATCCCAAAACTTACTCCTATCAGGAAGTGCGGGTTGCGGTAAAACTACAGTGGCGAAAGCACTTTGTAATGAACTCGATACAGATTGGATGATGATTAACTGTTCGGAAGACGGTAACATCGACACTCTAAGAACGAGAATTCGTAGTTTTGCAAGCACTGTGTCATTGACAGGTTCTAAGAAAGTTGTAATCTTAGACGAATTTGATTATGCAAATGCACAGTCGATGCAACCCGCACTTCGAGGTTTTATTGAAGAATTCGCAGACAATTGCCGATTCATCTTAACTTGTAATTTCAAGAATAGAATCATCGAACCAATTCATTCACGGTGTACCTGTATTCATTTCCAATTTAATAAGAAGGATATGAGTGCAATGTCTGCACAGTTTATGAAACGAGTAACTGATATTCTTGAAGGCGAAGGTGTTCCCTTTGAACCGAAGGTGATAGCGAAACTCATCGTGCGATATGCACCCGACTTCCGCCGTGTCATCAATGAACTTCAACGATATTCTATTGCAGGAACAATAGATGTGGGCATTCTTGCAGATATCGAGAACAGTAAAATTAATGACTTGGTTACATCAATGAAGGAAAAGGATTTTCAGTCAATGAGAAAGTGGGTTGTCGATAATCTTGACAACGACCAAGTACAGTTGTTCAAGAAATTATATGACAATTTATCGGACAGTGTTGAACCACAAAGTATCCCCTCTGCAATTTTGATTATTGCAGAATACCAATATAAGGCCGCATTTGTAGCAGACCAAGAAATTAATATGACTGCTTGTTGCACAGAATTAATGATGGAGTGTACATTTAAATGATTAAACCACTAAATGATAATGTAGTAATTATTTACGAAGAAGTAAAAGAAAAGACAACCGACTCTGGTATTATCGTAACAGGTAGTGCCGTAGAGGACAGAAGTAAGCCCGCCATAGCAATTGTTGCAGGAGTAGGTGATGCTGTCACCGTTGGATTAAATGTAGGTGATGTTGTTTTGTGGGACAGAGTTGCTAAAGGCGTATGCGAAGGTTGCATTATTGTACACGAATCCACAATTCTTGCGGTTATTGAAAATGAAACTGAGTGATTATTTAAACGCAATCAACCACACCAAAGTGGCGATGCACAAACTAGATGATGACTATGAATTTGTTCTCAAGAAGTATGTCCCCTTTATAATCAATAAGGGGGTTTCATACTTCCCAGATTCAATCATACAGGCGAACAATATGAACTTCTTTTGTGGGATTGATAAGAGAATGCATTTCGACTATTTGCAACATTCTATTCGGAAACGAAAGAGATTCAGTAAGTGGATGAAGAAAACTGCTCCATCAGATTTACAAACAGTCAAAGATTATTTTGGATATTCCAATTCAAAAGCATACGAAGCATTAAACATATTGAACAAATATGACATAAAACAGATGAAAGAGGAATTAAATGTGGGCGGAAGTGATAAATAGAGGGGGTGTGAATGTTTCTATTATATACATAATTAGATGATTATGTTATGATTATGAACCATAAAGAAAGATGGAGTGTATAATGGAAAGAGAACGATTAACAGCCGATGACTTAGTGGAAGTTAAACTTGCAGAGGATGAGGACTTCCTAAAGGTAAAAGAAACCCTAACACGAATTGGGGTTTCTTCTCGCAAAGATAATAAATTATATCAATCTTGTCATATTCTTCATAAACGAGGAAAGTATTATATTGTACATTTCAAAGAATTATTCGGACTTGATGGTCTTCCATCCAATATGACCGATAATGATATTGCACGAAGAAATACAATCATCAGTTTATTAGAAGAATGGGAATTGATAGAACTTGCAGATGAAAATTGGGTGTGCGAACCCGCCGCATCTGTGGGTCAAATAAAAATTATTCCTCACAAGGAAAAGAGTAATTGGGAACTTGTACCCAAATACCACATAGGAAAGCGTAACTAAATATAGTAT